GATCAATCTTCTGGTTGATCCGATCCCGTTCGTGGCAAGCGCAGCCAATACGACGGAGAGCTCCGGAGGCTCAGCGGAAGAAGATGACGATGCCTACCGAGAGCGCATTTATACCGCTCCGGAGCGCTTTTCCGTGGCCGGCCCGCGTGGTGCATACGAATACTGGGCGCGGGCGGTGAATCCCGGTATCATCGACGTGCATGTCCATTCGCCGGCGCCGGGCGAAGTGGAGATTCGCGTGCTCATGGCGAACGGAGAGCTGCCGATTGATGACATTCTGCAGCAAGTGTCCGATGTGCTCAGCGACGACCGCGTCCGTCCGCTCACGGATCATGTCGCAGTCCTGGCGCCGGGCGTGCAGACATACGACGTCAACCTGACCTATTGGATTGACGCGGAAAATGCGGCGGATGCGGCGACGATTCAGGCGGCTGTCGATCGAGCCGTGGTCGAATATGTGATCTGGCAAAAATCCCGGATCGGCCGCGACCTCAACCCATCCGAGCTCATCTGTCGCGTGATGCAGGCCGGCGCGCGCCGGGTGGCCGTGACATCGCCGACCTATACGATCATTGACTCCACGGACATCGCGGTTGCCGACGCGATCAATGTGGTGTACGGAGGGCTCGAAAGTGATTGAGATTACGGACATCAAGTTGATTGATTTGGTGCCTCCGAATCTGCGCGACGATCCGACGGTTCGGGCGGCCGCCGAGGCGCTCGATGTCGAGATCCGAAAGGTTTCCGAGCTCATATCGCGCGTAACCATTCAGGCCGATCTGAACGCGCTTCCGGAACGCTGGATTGACGAGCTGGCATGGCAGTATCATGTCGACTTCTATGATCCCGAACTGCCGATAGAGCAGAAACGCCAGCTCGTCCGCAATGCGCTCGCCTGGCACCGCCGGAAAGGAACGGCATCAGCAATTCGAGAGCTCATTCAGAATGTGTTCGGTGACGGCGATGTCAAGGAATGGTTCGAATACGGCGGCCAGCCGGGACGATTTAAGGTGATCACCTCGAATTCGGCCGTGACTGCCGAAGACGCCGAGAAATTCCTTGCAGCGCTCGATTCGGTACGCCGTATATCGGCTCATTTGGAAGCGATCGAGATCACGATGATGGACACGCTGCAGATATATGTTGGCATGCCGCTGCATATCGGTGAATTCATGACGGTATAGGAGGGGGATCATGGGAGCTTTTGGTGGACTGACGCTGACCAACAAGGGTATTGCACTTCAGGCGAAGGCGCAAGCCGGGGCGGAACTGCACTACACCAGGGTGGCGATCGGCGACGGATTTTTGGGCGGCCAATCGATCGCTACGCTGACAGATTTGATCAGCGAGAAGAAGAGCCTGGACATCACGAAACTGCGGGTACTTGGGCAAGGACGAGCGGTTATCGGTACGGTATTGACCAACCAAGACATCACAACAGGTTTTTATTTCCGCGAAATCGGGATCTTTGCGGACGACCCGGACGAAGGCGAAATCCTTTATGCTTATGCGAACGCCGGCAACAACGCAGAACATATCCCGCCCGGCGGCGGCCCGGACGTCGTTGAGAAGCACATCGACAGCATCGTGGCCGTTGGACAAGCGCCGAATGTAACGGCTGTCATCGATCAATCGCTCGTCTTTGCGACGCTGAAGGACATGAACGATCACCGCACGGCCGGGGTGCTTGATCATCCGGACGGCAGCGTGACGACGGCGAAGCTGGCGGACGGCTCAGTAACGGATGAAAAGATCGGCGATCGAACGATCAGCGACACATCGGCACCGTCGGGAAACTCCGGAACGCTGACGGCTATTTTGGGCTGGCTGGCGAACATGATCAAGTCGATCACCGGAAAATCGAACTGGCGCACGCCACCGGCGACTACTCTTGAGACGGCAAAGGCGCACATGGATGCCACCACCGGCGTCCACGGCGCAACGAGCGCGGCTACGGCGAATACGCTGGTTCAGCGGGATAGCGCGGGGCGATTTAAGGCGGCGGCGCCGGCTGCGGCGGATGACGTGGCACGGAAGGCGGAAGTGGATGCGAAATTATCCCTGTCCGGTGGCACGATGACAGGTAAGCTTAACTCCGCCGGATCTTCCGGGAGTATCGCAGATTCCGCGTCAGAAAAAGGGATGATAGAGGTCCGGTCTTCTAGCGGCACGGATGCGGCGTTTATGACTTTCCGCAGAGTGGGCGTCTATGCCGCCTATTTTGGCATCGACGTAGACAATAAATTTAAGGTAGGTGGGTGGAACGCCGGATCATCCGCTCGTGAGATTTGGCACGAGGGTAACCTTCCTGTCGAAACCGGCGTTTGGACGCCGGAACTGCGATTCGGCGGTCAGAATACGGGAATCACCTATGCATCCAGATGGGGGCGGTACACCCGGATAGCAAACGTCGTGTATTGGAGTTTTGAAATTTCGCTATCGTCAAAGGGCAGTGCATCAGGAATCGCCACGATAGCCGGTCTGCCCTTTAATAATGGTGATGCTTTCAATTTTTATTATCACGCTGTCGGGCGTGCAAGTAATATTTCTGTGCCGAGCGGACAATGGTTGACAAGCTATATTGTGACTACGACTGTTTATCTGGCTACAAACACCGGTTCGTACATTCTTAGCTCAAATTTTGCAGACGATAGCTTGCTTCGCGCAAGCGGTTTTTACTTTATTTGACAGGAGGTATCCTTATGGCTGACACAATCGAAAAAATCTCACTGGACATGCTCACTCAAGACAGCGTGAGTGTCAAAAGACAACAGCATGTTGAGGTTGACGGCACAGAATATCCGATCGGCGAGCCGTGGCGCCGCGCCTATGTAAACAGCTCATCCGGCCGACAGCAGGTGATGGACGAAGTGCCAGAGCCGTACCGCTCCGCCATTTTCGCGGTGTGGGGCGACACACCGACAGTCGCTGATCCGGCCGAGGTACCCGAAGAAGAAAACGAATCCGATGCAGGCTCCGCCGAATAGGCGGGGCCTAATTTTTTGGAGGTGCAAACCATGGAAAACTGGTTCAAGCCCGCTGTCGCTACTACTGGTTCACTCGCCTCCTATTTGTATGGAGGGTGGTCGTCGTTGCTTTCGATCCTGCTCACATTCGTCGTTCTCGATTACCTGTCCGGCGTCGCGGCGGCCGCCAAAGAGGGGATGCTGCGTAGTGACGTTGGCCTGTGGGGTATCGCGCGAAAGGTGGCAATCTTCGCGGTTGTGGCCGTGGCTCATCTGGTCGATTCGGCTCTGGGTGATGCGCACCTATTCCGGGATGCGGCGATCTTTTTCTACCTCGCGAATGAGTTGCTCTCAATAACCGAAAATCTCGGCCGCATTGGTGCGCCGATCCCACCAACTGTCCAGCGCGCGGTGGAGATTCTGCGCGGGAAAAGTGAGGGCGGCACGAAATGAAAGCCACCGCATTCATCGCACAGATCGCGCCAATTGCCGTCCAGCTCCGCGTCGAAGGCTCTCCGATCTTCCCGTCGGTCCGGATCGCGCAGGCGGGGCTGGAGACTGGCTGGAAGATTCCAGCCTGGAACAACCTCGGCGGCTACAAAGTCGGCAGCGGCAAGCTCACGCCGTACTGGCGCGGCAAGATCGTCAATAAGGGTACATGGGAAGTGTACGACGGCAAGAGGGTGGATGTGACGGCCGCATTCCGGGCGTATGACAGTGTAGAGGACTTTTTCCGGGATCAGGACCTGCTGTTCCAGGCGTCGAGGTACGCTCGCGTTCGGGCGGCACGCACGCCAGAAGAGCAGGCGGACATGCTGCAGGTGTGCGGGTATGCGACGGACCCGCAGTACGCGGGGAAGCTAAAAAACATCATGCGGACATACGGTCTCAGCCGTTATGACGAGGAGGTGGAACGGGTGCTGCAGGAACTGCAGAAGAAAATTACCGCGCTGGAGAAGAAGGTGGCCGAGCTCGAGAAAAAGCAGGAGCCCATCCCTGCCCCGGCATGGTTTGTGCGGGAGTTCGGCAGCGCGGACCTGGGCGGCCTCATCAACGACCCGGACGGAAAGAAGCTGCCGGAAACGTGGGAAGCGATCGCGCTGGCGGCGCGGATGGCTGGAATCGGAAAGAAGTGAAAACTCCCGCCTGCTCGTGTGGCTGGGCGGGGATTTTTTTGTTTGTTTGTATCAAAAAAAAATTTAGAACATTTGTTTGGGAGGAAAATGATAGAAAATTGTAGAAAAAGGCAATAATAATCACGTCAATACGTTGAAGGAGGTTAATTGGTTTGTACGCAGCACGATTAGCCGATTATAAATTGTTGGAAGAGATGGTGGACACTAAATTATTAGTATATGTAACTGGAGATCGACAGGGATGGGAAACACAAATTGCTTCCGATGTGCTTGATCTATTTGTGCATCATTTAGATACAATGGGTGTAGTGAAAAAAATTTCATTGTACTTATATACAAGGGGTGGCGATACTCTTGCGGCGTGGAGTCTCGTTAATCTAATTAGACAATTTTGCGATGAATTGCATATTATTGTTCCTTCTAAGGCTCATAGCGCCGGAACACTTATGTGCTTGGGCGCTAATTCGATTATTATGACTAAACAGGCTACTCTTGGACCAATCGATCCGAGTATTAATACCCCATTAAATCCGCAAATTCCGGGAGGTAATCCCGGAGCAAAAGCTTCAGTCAGTGTCGAAGCGATCAGAGGATTTTTTGAATGGGCAAAAACTGAACTTGCTATCAGAGATGATGAAAGTTTGGCCAATATCTTAATCAAATTAGCTGACATGGTTCATCCTTTAGTATTAGGGCAAGTATATCGTGCAAAATCGCAAATACAAATGCTGGCGAGGAAATTGTTAGCTCATCAACACATAAGCGATGACAGGCTTGATAAAATTATTTCATTTTTAGTCAGTGATTCCGGAAGCCATGATTACACCATTTACAGACGAGAAGCCAAAGAAAATTTAGGCCTGAACGTTATCAAACCCACTAATGAGGAATATAATGTAATCAAACGTATTTACGATAGCATTGCATCTGAATTAAAATTGAACGAACCTTATGATCAGGAAGGAATGTTGGGCAGTTCAAATGAAATACAATATACAATAAAGCGATGCCTAATTGAAAGTGTTTCTGGGGGTTCACATTCTTTTGTTAGTGAAGGTGAATTAAAAAGAATAACAATTAACACTCCTGGAGGTATTCAATTTGCGATACAAGACACTCGAAAATTTGAAGGATGGAGGTATGAAAATGTTCCAGTCCCAAACCTCCAGCAATATAGTGTATAATGTTTACGAAAATTCTGCGTTAGGTAGATCTTATGATGAGATGACAATTAAGCCTGACTGCTTGTCGAATGTGTTACGAAATGTTACTATAATCCAAACTCCTGAATTAAAAATGCCGACAGGAATAAAGGCATAAATCCATACTTGCTGGCGTTTGGCCCGTATGCGGAAGCACCGCTGCGGCCCTTATTATGCTTGCATACCGAACGCATGTTTGCATATAATACGGATACAAACACTTGTTCGGGGTGTGGTCCGTATGCACAAGTATATTGGCCGACGCGTCGAGATCATCTATCAGGGCGCCGACGGCCGTCTTTCGCAGCGCGTGGTGCGCGTGCTGGGCGTGCAGGATGGCGTTGTGCGGGCGTTCTGCGAGGCGTCCGGCGCGCCGAGGATGTTTCGGGTCGAGAACATTCTGGCTGCGCTGCCGGCCACCAGGAGGCGGTCGGCGTGAGGCGTTGGATCGGCCCAATCGAGACCTGCACCTGCAAAGCCCTCATGCGGCCGCGCTGGACCCGCGACCACTGGCCGCAGGCGTATGTGTGTACCCGGTGCGGGTTGCCGGTGCCGAAGTATGAGCTGTTGTGGCTGCGGCGGCAGAAGGAGATGGAGAAGGGAGAGCAGCGCGGATGAGGCCGGCTGCTCATTTATATGTACGTTCCAGCGTATAGACCATCGAGCCGGTATATACGCAAGAGCGTACTACGCCAATATTATCTGTGTGATGGACCATGCGTCATCTTTGCGAATCGTTATTGACTTGAATACAGACTGAACGACTTGCTTCCGGGTTGTTTGACTGAGCATATCCCAGTTTTGTTCTAACTGATTCAATATCTCTCGCGCCTCGTCAGCCGAAATGGAGGAGGGTGTGGCTGTCGGAAGTTCGGTTAGCCTCTTTTCCAACTCAGCTGCTCGCTCCATTTCTTCCCTCATGAGCTTCGCGAAATCCTCATATGGCATGTTGCCGTCGCCAAAAGCCATCTGCCATCGGTTACGACGCATCTCGCTCTGTTTGAGTTGACGAAGGATCTCGTCGCGTTCGGTCGAGGATTCCTGTTGATCGTCCCAGAATAAAAGCTCGGGGATCAGGTGGATTGAGTTAAAAATCAGCTTTGTTAAGTTTCGCTCAGAAATACCGGATTGATCGCACGTCCCATACTTCGCGTTGTTCGTGCATTCATACCCGCGATATAACTGGTTTCCGCGCTTCTTGTTGTATTTGCCTTTATAATTTCCTCCGCACTTCCCGCATCGTATGATGCCGCTAAAGACATAATCATACGACGTTTTGGATGCCATTCCAGCTTTTCGCCGTTCCAGGAGTCGTTGAGCAGCTTCGAAAGTTTCAACGGATATGATCGGTTCGTGGTCTCCGTTAACTATGATCCGTTCATCGTCAGGCTTGCTCGCGTCCTTCCAATGTACCCGGCCGGTATAGTGCCAGTTCGTCAGTGTCATCATAACCTTATGTTGATCCCATTTTGCGCCGCGGTTCCTTCTCACGCCCATCTCATTTAAGCGCTTGGCTATGTTCGTTGATCCTATCCCTGCAAGATATTGTTCAAATATCCAACGTACCCATTTGGCCTCGGAGGGCTTCACAATCAGTTTCCCGTCTTCCGTTCTCTCGTATCCGAATAGGGGGACAGTAATGTTATGCAGTCCCTTCTTTGCTCTGGTGCTCATGCCCTTTTTGACTTCCTCGCTCAAATTTTCGCGGTACCATTGGGCGATGATCCCGAGCATGAAAACAAACATCCGACCCATGGCCGAAGATGTGTCGATGTGTTCTGTTACGGATATAAACTTTACATTGTGCTTTTCGAATAGCTTCATAAGCTTGTGGAGATCCCCGACATTTCGCGTTAAACGGTCCAGTTTATGAACCACAACTGCATCAATGTTTCCGCGTTCGATTTCCACAATGAGTTTCTGAATGCCGGGACGTTTCAGGTTTTTGCCGGAATAACCAGGGTCATCAAAATATCCGACAAGCGTCCAGCCTTCCTCCTGGATGCGTTTCAAGTTCCTTTCGCGTTGGGCATCCAACGAATGCCCTTCATTGGCTTGTTCCTCTGTGCTGACGCGACCATAACCTACAGCCCTCATTATCTCATGCCTCCTTTTCCGGTCTGAAATGACCCAAATATACGCCACATATCGTCATTTGATTGGGTTGGACCTCAATTGCTTCGTAGTTGTCGTTGGCCGGTTCCAGTCTGATCATTGGGGATTCAAGGGACCAGCGAATCCGTTTTAGCGTCCCTTCTTCTTGATCATTGATAAGGGCCGCTACAATCTGTCCGTTGTAGTCGGCCCAGGATGCTTTCTTGAAGTATACAATGTCTCCGTCCTCGATCCCGGCTCCGATCATGCTATCACCCTTCACTCGGAGCGCAAAATCTGGCTGCCGTTTACCCATCAGCGGATACCTTACATATTCCTCAATATTTTGCTCCGCGAGCAGGCCGTCGCCCGCACATATCGTCCCAACGACAGGTATGTCTTCTGAGGACCTTCCGATCCCTAAAATGCGTTCGATCGTAGTATCCAAAGCGTTTGCATAAAGACCGACATCGTTTATGGGAAACTCTCTTTGCCCGTTTTCATATCTGGATAGAGTGGATTTAGCCACGCCAACTCTTCGTGCTAGATCATCAAGCGACCAGCCTTTGGCTTCGCGTAATTTTTTGATTTCCAAAATGACTTCCTTCGAACTTCTCACTGCGATCACCTCGGGAACAATTTTAACATAAGTGTTCCAAATAGGCAACAAAAATATACGTTCGTATTAAACCGTTGACAAACGGGAACAAAAACGATAATATAGGCTCACGAGGAGGTGAACAGTGGTGCACTTCAACCTGCAGAAACTCCGTTACGAAAGACTGTCCCGCCAGGTCTCACAAGAAGAAATCGCTTCCGCACTCAATATCTCTCGCTCTTATTATCATAAAAAAGAGACTGGCAAAGCGAAAATGACGGTCGATGAGTTCGCCAAAGTCGTTGAGGTCCTCGGAATCCCGGAAAATGAGATCCGAAATTTTTTTACCCTCAATGTTCCCAAACGGGAACAAAACACGGCATGAGGTGGGCCGCATGACTGATAAGCAAGCAGAACGCGGAGCGGATGGGAAGTTCGTCATTAGGTTCTCGCTTCCGGATTGGCTGGTTCGAAAAATCGTCCTTGAAGTGCGAGCGGCAAAAGAAGCTGCTGGAAAGGAGGTGACCACCGCATGAGCAAGCTCATTCTCAACCCGGAATACCGCCTGTATGAGCGGAATGGACAAGCCTTCTGCAGCAGCCGGCAAGTGGCGGAGGAGTTCGGGAAGGAGCACCGAAACGTGCTCCGAGACATCGAGAACCTGAACTGCAGCGCAGAATTTAACGCACTCAATTTTGAGCGCGTTACTTACAGGGACGCGAAAGGTGAAAAGAGGCCCGAATACCTCATGACCAAAGACGGCTTCACGTTCCTTGTCATGGGGTACCGCGGCAAGAAGGCAGCACAGTTCAAAGAAGCCTACATCCGGCGCTTCAACGAAATGGAGACGTTCATCCGCTCGCTTCAGGCGGCCAAGATAGAATTCCCGGCCTTCACGGATGCGATCATGACGGCGCACGATGAGCCGAAGCACTACCACTTTTCCAACGAGATCAACATGATCTACCGTATCGTGCTCGGGATGGACGCCAAAACGTTCCGGGAACAGCACGGGTTGCCGAAGGGCGAAGTCATCCGGCCGTATCTCACCGCCGAGCAGATCCGCGCAATCGAAACGCTCCAGCGGGTGGACATCGGCCTGATCGTGGCGGTGCCGGAGTACGAGCAGCGAAAACAGATGTTGGCACAGTACTACGAGCGGATGAAGCTGAAGAGGATTGCGTAGGAGGGCACAGACATGAAAATCACTGATCTGCCGACTGACATTCATCGAGCGGATCGGGAGAGAGGTGAACTGGGGCTTGAACAGGTGGATTCAGCGGCTTTATAGCGTAGTGGTTGTTCTAATGGCCATCTTCGTTGTTTGGGGCTTTTGGAACAATTACGAAAAAACAAAGCTCAACCAGCAGTATGAACGGCTGATCGAGCAATTCGAGGAATCGAGGGTACAGTTCGAAGAGGTTATTCGGGATCTTCAGGCTTATCGAGATCGGCAGAATCAGGCAAATGTTGCTGAGTAAATTCAACAATTTGATTTATTACATGCACGACATTTGGTTTTACGTGATCCTCAACAAAAGCAAAGAGTTGCATCAAAAAGGAGATTATCGCGAGTATCGTTTGCCAAGTTAATTTGTTTGGTTTTTCTGATTTTGGAACTGTGACCTCTAAACTTCCTTTAAGATCGGCATTTGCTTCAACAGACTGAACTGGTTCTTTGGTTATTGGCCCCAAAACATCGAGTTGTTGGCGAATGGAACTGGGAAGATCAACTTCAACATTTAAAAAGCTCGAGTTGTACAAAGCTTGAACAGCTTCACTCCACGTGCGTAAATTTGCTCCTAATTTTTCAGCTATTTGCAATTGTTCAAAGAATTTTTGCTGGTTTTGAATGGCTTCAATCATCGGTGCAACAGTTTGTTGGATCATTCGCAGTTGATCGTAATACGGGTTAACCACCATTTCGAGTTGTTTTTGAATCTCCTGGAACGGAACATACATTTTCGCGATCGTTTCTTGTAATCGCCTCATGTGTTCAAACGGATCATTCTTCAAAACTTTAACATCTCCCTTCCTCGAAATTGGTAAATCTGACAACTTCCAATATTCGACATAAGGGGCACAAATCCTGTTTGAAAGGAGGCACCAATCCAATGACCAAACGCGACCACCTCAAGCGCGCCATCCTCAAGACCGAGGAGGCGATCGCAAAGCTCATTATCGCAAAGCGCGAGCTGCTCGACGCACGCTCCGACCAGTACGTCCGGGTAGGCCGACTGCTGACCGAACTGGAAGAAGTGCACGCGATTCTGACTGACCCGGAATACATGCCGGAGATCGTCGAGGCTGATCTGGACGAGATTCGCGGAAATTTCTGCGGAGAGGAGGCGACGACATGACCACTCACGACGAATACCGCGCCGCGCTCGCCGAGTACCGGGCCGCTCAGCACCTGTTTGATCAGGCCGATCCGGACCGTGTGGACGAGGCGGTGTACCGGCTGCGGGCCGCGGAGCTCAGGGTGTCGGCGGCGATCCGGGCGTTGAGACAGCAGAGGGTTGCGGGGTAATGGCCGTGCGCAACCCATACGACTGGTATATCACGCCGGAAGAGTACGAGACGGCCGCGGCAAATGGCATCTCCGCGGGCACGCTCGAAACCCGTATCCGCAAATATGGGTGGCCGAAAGAGCTCGCCATGACCAAGCCGCCGAGGAAGTTGTCGAAAATCCCGCGCGAAATCGTTGAGCTCGCCCAGCGCAACGATATCCCATAT